TATCTACAGCTATAACCGCTCCATCATATGGAATATTGGCTTCTTCTGCTAATGTTCTTACATCATCAAGGAAACTGATCAAGTCATCTTTTGTATGACATTTAGAAAATTTCACAAATGGTACAATTTCAAATCCGTTTTCTTCAGCTAAAAATAAATCGTAGCTTGGACTTTTATGATCAAATCCTTTAATTACTCTCCATCCAACAAATCTCATATTTCTGCTTGCAGCTTCTTTACTATCTAATAATTGTAATGAACCAGACACTAGATTTCTTGGATGGCTATATTTCTTATCAACAGGTAAATCATCATTGATCTTTCTAAAAGTATCCCATCCGATAATTGTTTCTCCGTCTATAATCAATTCATCTTTATATGGAATTTCTTTTGGAATATTATTCATAGTTAAAACATTCTGGAGAACATCTTGTCCTTTTTCGCCATCGCCACGGGTTTCTGCTGAAACAAGCTTTCCGTCTAAATATCTTAGCGAAGTTGTTAATCCGTCACATTTAACAGATATAAAACAATCATTATCTCCAATAAAATTGATTAACTCATCAACAGATTTCGTTTTATCAAGAGATAGCATCGGATGGTTATGTGCTACTTCATTTAATTCATCTGCGACTGAATAGCCAACATTATGAGTAGGACTATCTGCTAATACAATTTCCGTAGTATACTCAAGTGTCGCTAACTCATCGTACAGTTTATCCCATTCGTAATCTGACATAATTGGAGACTGATTATAGTACGCATTAGATGCATTATTAAGTGTATTAATAAGTTCTTTCATTCGTTCAATTTTTTTCACGTTATTACTTCCTCTCCGCAAAACTCTTTTAAATATGTAAGCATTTCATCTTCTTCTGGAAAGAACGGATCTCGTTTCTTTTGGCTGGTAACGAAGCCAAGAAAATTCGACATAAATTGTCCAAAACGCCAATTTCTATAATATGTCTTCCATATCCTATTTAGTTCTGATGTAAAAATGTCAATTCTTTCTGGATCTCTAATACTAATCACCTCATTTACTTATTGTTATTTGGCTTAAAATATATATATAATAAACTAAGTATTAACCAAATGCCTGTAGCAATAGACCATTTAAAAGTTAAACCAAAACCCATTGTAATCAATTTAATGATTCCACAGGTTACGATCCAACTAAATCCATATAACAATACCATAACTACAATTACAATAATGGCGGCAGCTACATTAATATTATTGTCATTAGACGCTATTTTTTTCTTTAGATTATTTATATTTGTACTCATTTATCGTATTTCTCCTATCCTCCTGTTGAAATGAACAATTAGTTGTGTACCTCATAAAACCATTCATTGTATAAATCATATCTATTTTGAATATTAAGCCAATTTATTTCCTTATTATTATCATTTGCCCACTTAATAAAATTAGCAATCTTTCCACAACAACTAAATTCGGGGCAACCTGCACGATAAATACAATTAGGAACTAACACATCTGATTCATAAGGATGTGTCTTATGTAATTCAATTTTGAAATCTTCTGCCAATTCAACTGCTTCTGGTGTAGCATTGCCACACAATCTTTTTCTCCAACTATCAATAAGGTTTTGCATATTAGCATAACCATCAAAATTAACCAATGCATCTTGCGGTTTCTTACCTCGTGGAGTATCATCAACTAATCTATCATCTCTTTGTGAACTAATAAATTTTTCAAATTTATGTCTCGACCACTCTGTACTCAGCCAGTAATAAATACTTTTCCAAGACCAATCAAACTCAAGTAATCTAATTGGTGAATGTTCTGATATAAGCAATTTCTTTTTAAAAGTATCCGTTGGTTCGTTCTCTGTAAAATCTTTGTTATCCGTGGTTCTACAATGATTCTTTACTCTCTTCCAATCATCCCCAAACCAGTTAAAAATTGTTTTCAAAATTAATCCTCCTATTTTTTAATCCTATGAAAGTCCAATTTGGTTACGCTTTACTATTTCATTTTCTGCTATATGCTCTATCATTCTATCTGTCATATCAATAATTCCAGAGACATAACGTCTACGTCTTCATTTTGGTAATTAATGGTATCTCTTAATACCTCAATAGCTATTTTATATACATCAACTTCATCCATTAAATTTTCTCCTTATTAGTCCACACATACTCAGAAAACTTGTCCCAGTTCATCATTACTTGATCATAAATATCAATCTTAATATCATCTGCTTCTCCAACCCAAGGCAGGATAAGAACTTGATATTCTGATTTTGACCAAAAATAATATATCAAACTTTTTCTAAGCTGCTCAATAAAATCCTCCTTATTCAAATCTGATTTTAATAAGTCATAAACTTCTTTTCTAAAACTTCCATGTTTAAAAATGTTCCATTGAATAATTTTTCTTGCGTTTGAATCATGATAATATACATTCCATTCCATATTTACGACCTCACATTTCCTCTACATATATAGCAATATATGGATTAATTTTTCCGCCACATTTTTGCATTTATGTCTCTCTACATTAGGTTTTATTCTCTATTGGATTAATAAGCGAATTGCTCTAAGATTTTAGAAAATTAAATCGAAACTACAGTACAATAATAATTTATATCGAAAACTAAAATAGCTTTATAATACTTACTATTGCACGAAG